GGCTGCTGTCTAGAACAAAAGGATGGGATCATTAAATGAGCTGTGGAAACATAGCCAACTAATAAATACTATCCTCAAACTTCTTTACGATTTCAGAGGATTGGATATATAATAGATCGACCTTTCTACCGAAGTAGAAAGATTTATCAGAGATAGGGATCTTGAGATTACTTAATAAAGGATCTCAATCCCCTCCTCTGACCGTATCTATTATATACGCCTCCCTCTGGGAGCGTAAATAATCTTCCGAGACCACACCCCACACGTGAGTGTGAGGCAAGGACTCAGGAAGACAGACGGTATCTTCGAAACCCGGTTCAAGCATTAGTTGAGTAAGGAACATCGTGAGGTTCTCTGCCAATTGGCCGAGACCATCAGGATGCTTCTTATCATCTAATAAGTTTGACGATGAATCCACGAAGCTGAGCATAATAGAAGAAGTCAAGATATTATATATCTTCTCTTCATCTAATTTGCCAGCTACGACAGTTGAAATCTTTTCCACAAAAGGAATTAATTCCAGTGCCGAAGCTTTCTTCTGGAGGATGGAAATAACTTTCCATGCCTTGGTCATGGAGGCTACCCACTTAGACCTAAGTCTACGAGGGTAACCCCTAAGTCCAAAGTATTCATCTAGGGTTTCTATACACTCAGAAGCCGAAAACCAACCTTTACTAACCGCATTGTCTAGAACCTGAATTTGACCGATAAGTCGATCGCGTTCAGATCATAGACCTGCGACTGGGAAAGGACTCATGTCGTGACCACATCAATGGATTCGCTTAGCGAATTCAAAGAAGTGTTTACTAACATGGGTTTTCTCTTTAGATCAGTGAACTCCAAGGGTTCTGATTAGACGACAATACTCAAGTGCGGCTTGGCGATTACCTATTACTAGGTCATCTCCAAGCATCGCATATGGTAGTGTCTTCCAATCAATACCTTTGTTTTTACAAGCCTTTCACACCACAAAATGATGTGAAAGAGTTGTAGAGTTCCAGGAAGAGTATGCACCCATTGGGTTTCCTACAGAGTAAGAGATAATATCTCCATCTTTTGTACGAAACTCCTGGGTCATTAATCGATATCAGGCATCGGCCCTTTCGGGTCCTATCCTAACTTCGATTAAATCCTTATTAAGACGAATTGGAAATCTATCAGTAAAGGCCGTAAGGTCAATACTGTAATAAATTTCCGCGCCTTTTAAGGAGCGTTCAAATCCTGTCTGATC